TCGGTATCTTCCGTTCTGCCCTTGCTTAGAACCTCCTCCAAGAAGGTCTCCGCATCTTCCTCAGCCCACATTCTTAAGGTCTCTAGTGTAACTTCCCTGCCGGGGTATAATCGTTCAATGTTCTCCTCTATACTTACTGGTTCTAAAATACCCCGTATATCTGCCTCACTAAACCCAAAGAGCGTTCTAAGTAACTGTTCGGTCTCCTCAGTTCTGCCTATCTCTTGAAGTGTAGCCACAAACTCTTCTGGTTTCTCTTCCGCAAACTTCCCTACACTAGCAAAGGTTTCCTCATATGCCTCTGTCCACGGCCACGCTTTCTCTGAAACTAATTCTGGAAAGATACCCTTAATAGAAGCATAGGTGCGTTCAATATCCCTTTCATAATACTCTGCTGGTGTAATTTTCCCTGGTGTCCCCGGTGGAGCTATTTCAGGATAGAGTTTATAATATCTTTCTCGCCTTGCTACTTCCTCAGCAGTAGCTCGGACAAACTTACCCTTCTCATAGTCCCTGATTAAGCCTGCTTCTGGTGCGTGTGGCCATTCATATCCTGTTACCATTACATCCTCTTACCTGGTAATCTTGGGCTAACACCCCTTCGCCGTTTGGCTATCTCTTTTAATCTCTCAATTGTGGGACCAGCTGTAACTCCCGCAGGGGATGGGGGATTTAACATCTCTCTGATTTCTCTCTCATACTCTTTCATATCAAACTTAGGCATCACTCCCCCTCTTCAGGAACTTTCGGTGCTCTTGCCCGACCCCCACCTCCACCAAACAGTGATACTACCTGCTTGGGTTCTTGCTCTGGTTCAGATTTTGGTGGACTTACTTCACCAGCTAGTGTCTGCTTGAGGCTCACCTTCATTTGTGCTTTCGCAAGTTCAGCTTCAAAGTCCCGCCCATCTTCTTCTAAGGCCTCAATAATCCGATGAGCTTTCAAAAGAGGGAATACCCTCTCCGCTTCTTCCACTCGTAGTTGTCTTTCATCTCCATCTGGGTCTTCTCGCTGATATATCTCAACCAGTTTTGCTCTTTTCGGTATTGCATCCCCATAAGCAGCAGCTAACGAAGCCCGCCCCGCATCTACAGCAGCAGACTTAATAGTGTATTTATAATAGCCTTCATACTGCCCATCTAGTTTGCTGGTTTGGAATGTTCTCTTAGCCCGGGGGTGCCAAGTTCAATACCTCCCCCAATCTGGATAACCTGTGCAGTGAACATATCAGCCAAGCCCTGATTCATCATAGCCTTGACTCCTAGTCTAGGGCTTAATAGCTGGTCTCTACTCTCTCCTGCCACCATAGCTCTCACTCCAGATGCAGGTGGGGATTCTATTACCCCCAAATCGGAAGCAGATACGGTTGCCTCTTGTATTGCTCGACGCATAATGGCATAAGCCAACTGGGCCGACCTCTGAGCATCACCGAACTTTATTTCAGTAACACCTCCACCAATGTCTCCTGGGGTCAGAGAGCCTGGCGACATTGCCTCATCATACTTCGGGGCTTCAGCACTTACACCTTCCTTACTAGCCCATCCTGCTGGCGGTTTAAGCGTTATAAAATTGAGCGTCTGCATTATACTGAGCAGCCTGTTAAGCTCTGGAACAGCCTCTCGGATAAGGAAGAATATTGACTCACCTTGATGTGCTAGGCTATCTGCATCAGCTAGCATTGAGCCAAGCACTACCATCTGAATCACAATAGGGGTAAAGCCAAAGTTGTGTTCCTGCTCTAATATCTTTTTACCAGCAACCCAAACCTCATTATGTTCGGTAGCCCAAACATCAAGAACCTCTGCCGACTTCCCCGAAATGCTGACACGATAGGTTTCAAGCTCCTCCTCATACTCAGCCTTTATTACATCCTTCTGGCGAGTAGTCTTGTATGCTGCCCAATCTAAACCTTGAGCCCCAACCGCATAGGTAACATACCTTCTATCCCAAGGAATAATCTCGGGCACCAGAATACCGTCTTTCATTTGAAAGATACACTTGGCAGCACACCCACCCCGGATACATGAATGGAAGTCCCACCAAGGGTTTAGCTCCCATCCGCCTTGCAACCTTAACCTAGCATTGGCTGCACCAAAAGCTGCCTTCCGAAACTCCTCAATCTCAGTCGTGTCCAGATTCTTATCTTCGCTCTCAATTATCACTTGCTCCTTAGCAGTCCCCAACACTGATATGACATCATTAGCAAAACGACCTGGGATGCTAAGGGTTACATTGATAACATTAGGAACTTTGTGCTTGCCATCTGGGCCCATCATAATGTATTTGTCAAGATACAGCAGGCCACTATCAACTTTCCACCGCTTAATTAGTTCGCTCTGCTCTTCCTCTTTATCTTTGACCCTTTCTAGATAATCCATAGACTCTCCTAATAAAAACTAGAGTGTGTAGATATAGGCTTCCTACCACTATAACTTTGATGACCGGCTATCGCGTACCGCCGAGCATCCATGCCATGACTCCACCTGTGAGTGGTCTTGTCCGTTAGCTTCCCGTCTTTGTCTGCTATGTATCTGAAGTTCCTTTGATCCTTGATACAGTTCACCGAGTCCTTAGTCCAGTGTTGATGGAATTGGTTAACCTTCTGGTGTCCATATTCAACGCTCCCTGGCCCTTTGACACTCTCCTTGATATTAAACCCTCCTAAGTGTATCTCCTCTATACTCTTCGGCTCAGAAGGGTCAGCAAATATCTCATCATAGTTCTTGCGTATCCCCAGCAAGTCCATCTGCCGGGCTATAGCATCGTTGGTTAGCTGGCTAAACTCATAAACCAATTCTCGACTGTAAAGGTTATCACCTATCACGACATTCTCAACCAGCACAGTAGGGTCAACAAGGAAGCCGAAATCCAGTCCATAGAATTTGTCTCCTTGAGGAAGTTCATCCACTTGCTTAAAGAAAGGATAGACAAGCCCGGTTACTTTACCTAGTAGACCTAACCCATATATATTCCACCAATTAGGGTCTTTATCACGATTAGACTCTATATTGTCAATAACCTCTTGAGACAGAACTTCTATAGCGTCCTGATAGGTTGAATGTATGTAAGCATTTTCAGGCTGCCCTATCCAGTTCTCATGTGCCCAGAACTCACTGACAGGATTCCAGTCAACAAAGGTGAATAGCTTTGTTCGTATATCTAGCCCCCGGGCAGTTTCCCAAGGAACATTATTCCCCTCATTGATAAACAGAATATCACGTCTCGGTCCTCTAACTTTGTCTGCCTCATCAGCACCAAAGAACTCTATTATCCCATTGCCGAAGGTATAGGTATGCTCAGTCTTATTATAACGGGAATTGTTGTCTTGGCTTTCATCAAGTATCTTAAAGAAGTCCCGTATCGCTCCACGCTTTAGATGAGGTAAGGATTCACTTACGACTGATATTAAGAAGGGTGATTTCGTGTGTTGAGCTATGAGAATAAGAAGCTGTAATATAGACCAAGTCTTGCTTGAGTAGGTTCCGCCTTCATTCAATACTCGGCGCTTATCACTGAGCCACGCCTCATTATTCTGCTCAAATATGCGAGTATATTTAAGTTCTATCTCCATTCATTACCCGCTCAATATCCTGCTTGCCCTGTTCACTAGAAACCTTTATTATATAAACAGGATTCTCTTTATCACCCCCTATAGGCAGAGTAACCTTGCCCTCTAACCTATCTTTTAGGTTCTCCCTAGCTCTCTCCTCTTGAAGTGCATCTCTCATCCCAGCTTCGGCTAGTGCATATGCCCAAGTCCAAGTAGGGTCTTTAGCATAGGGGCAGTTATGCCCCATCATTTCCCTCTGGATACGGGTAATGCTGCAGTCCTTCTTAGCGTGGTTGTTTCCCAACCTACCTTTCCCTAAATTTTTCTGCGAATTAGGAGACATTCCCCGCCTATCGCCGTTCCTATTCAATTGCTCAATTGAGTCATTAACCATATTTCCCCTTCGGCTCTCTTCTTGATAGTTTATTATAGGTATCTTCTATATTCATCAAAACAGTTAGGAAATGGCAGTCCTCACGCCTAGCCAAGTGAGTTCTTACGACCTTGAGTGATATCTATACCTGTATCTTATCCTCTCTTTACTTGACTAGCATTTTAACTGGGAGTATAATTAGAGTAGGATAAAT